GGGTGGAATCACAGTCAACTGTAAGCACGACCGGACCCTGAAGTTTATACGGGATTTTTGGGATAACCGGCTGAATCACATGGACGTGCGGACCTTTGAGCTGTGCGATGAGCTGACCAGGGCCGGGAATTTGTTTATTCTTATTTCCACAGACCAGGCCGGCATGTCTTATATTCGGTGTGTTCCTGCTTCTGATATTGACCACATTGAAGCCAGGGAAAACGACATTGAACAACCGATGGTCTTCTTTCGCAAGTCATCCAGTGATGACCTGAACCCGGTGCCTTACCTGGCTTACGACATGGAGACTGACAGTCTCAACGAAGATGGCACCTTTCCAACCGTGCTTATTCAATACACGATCAATAAGCCAGTGGGCGGGCAGTGGGGTGAAAGTGATTTAGCTCCGACCCTGAAATGGCTTTCGAGGTATAACGCCTGGCTTGAAGACCGGGCCAGGCTTAATCGTTTTCGTAATTCTTTCATGTTCGTTATCAAATCGAAATTTGCGAGCGAAGCGGAGCGAGCCGCAAGGCAAGCGACGCTGGCAGCCAACCCACCACAGCCTGGCTCTATCCTGGTCACTGACGAAAGTGAAGAGTGGAGCACGATCAGCCCCAACCTGGACGCCAACGACGCCAACACTGACGGCCTGGCACTTAAGAAGATGATCGCCGCCGGGTCTGGTCTGCCGATGCACTTCTTAGCTGAGCCTGAAGGCAGCAACAAGACCACGGCCGAAAGCGCCGGCGGACCAACCTACCGGCATTTTGAGCAGCGGCAGCAGTATTTCCTGTGGATCGTAAAAGATATCCTCGAGGTGGCCTGCGCCAGGCGCAGCCTGGTGGACAGGCGAATGATTAAGAAACCTGAAATTGAGGTGCGTGGGGCTGACATTTCAGCTCGAGATAATGTCAGCCTGGCGATGGCGGCAAGCAACATGAGTGCGGTGCTGGTGGAGCTGCGGAAACGAGGCCTGATTGATAATGACGAGTTCTTACGAGTTATTTATCGTTTCTGTGGGGAGTGGGTTGACATTCCAGAAATGATGGAGCGGGCGAAGACTGAAGGCATTCAGCCGGCTGATAAGGTGGCAGTCATGCCACCGGCGCCGGCGGACCAGGCCGGCACGGCCGGGCCGGCTGGGCCTGAAGGGCCGAAGCCGGCCGAGAAGGCGACAGGCGCAACCATTCCCGGGCTGCCAGGCAGGCCTAAGAATAGTTTGATTGACCCCGATACCGGGGAATTGAAACCGAGTGCTACAGGGGAAGGACAAAACTAAATGCTTTACAAATGGACAACCACAAGTGCAACACCCTGCCCGAGCTGCCAGCTGCTGGATGGTCACATTCACAGCATGGAGGATTGGACTGCAGCCGGGCTTTTGCCGGGCTGTGATTTGAACGTGTGCGGGAAAGCCTGCAAGTGCAACCTGGCTGAAGTGGACGATAACCAGCAAGCTACAACTGAAGATTTAAATATCGTTCGGGAAGCCATTGTCAAGATGGTGGAAGGCGGGAAGGATGATGGAATTCATGAAAAATCGAAGCCAGCAGCTGCAGGCGGCGGGCTGCATGCGAAGCATGAAGAAGCGATGGGGCCTGAGCCGTTAGGCGAAGGCAAGAGAGACCGGGGGCATGTGCAACTTTCAAGCCAGGTTTCGGCTGCTGGCCAGTTTGAAATTGCATGTATCACGGCCGGGATTGGGAACGGCTGGGAGTTCCCAGCTGAAGCGCTGCGAAGCAGCCTGAAGATGTGGGACGGAGTGCAGTGCTTTGTGGATCACAGCTGGGACGGGCACAGTCTTAAGGACCTGGCGGGAATCATCTATTCGCCGGCCTGGGATGAGTCAATCAGTGGGATAACGGCCAAATTACGGCCGGTTGGACCTGGCGGGGCCATGGTGAGCGAATTAGGAAGCGCCATGCTTGGACCTGAGCCGAAGCCGAGTGTAGGTTTCTCGGCTGATGTTCTGTTCACCGCGAAGGAAAAGAAAGTGAAGACGATACTGAAGGTATTGAGTGTCGATCTGGTTCTTGATCCTGCGCGAGGTGGTGCGTTCTTACGAGCGCTCAATTCAATCAATGCAAGGAGTTCTGCTATGGCTGACGAAAAGGTCACCAACACGGCCGGCGGCGCAGCCGCCGGCCAGCTGGAAAAGGATACAGCTGCAATTCACCAGCTCTTGCAAGTGCAGCAGCAGCAGGCCGCCCTGGCGGCCGAGGCTGAAAAAGTGCATGCCGTTCGGGCACAAATGTGCGAGTATATGCTCACCAGCGGCCTGGGAGCGAGCAAGCTGCCGCAGGCAGCGATGGAACAGGTCCGCAAGCAGTTTGCCGGCAAGGTTTTCGAGCCGGCGGAGCTGAATGCGGCTATTGACGACGCCCGGGCGCTGGTCACTGCGCTGACGGGTGGGATGGTGGTCAATGGACCTGGCAATATTCGAGGCATGTTCACCAGCGAAGACCAGCTGCAGGTGGCAGTGGAAGATTTGCTGGGGGCTTCTCGGGATAAGGACAAGGAAGGGCTGAAGGCAGCGAAGCTGAGCGGGATCCGCGAGCTTTACATGATGCTCACCGGAGATGTGGACCTGCACGGCGGTTACCATCCTGAGCATGCACGGCTGGCCACCACGGCGGATTTCACCGGCCTGGTGAAAAACGCTTTGAATAAGATGGTGGTTTCAAAGTGGGAAGAGCTGGGCATGGCTGGATATGATTGGTGGCAAAAAATTGCCGTGACTGAGCACTTTAACAGTCTCAACACGATCACCGGCACACTGGTGGGCACGGTTGGAGCCCTGCCGGCCGTGGCTGAAGGAGGCGAGTATACCGAGCTGGCCATTGGTGACAGCCCGGAAACTGCGAACTTCACCAAGTACGGCGGTTATATTCCGCTGACCCTGGAGCTGATTGACCGGGACCAGACCCACAAGCTGCGGGCTTACCCTGGCGAGCTGGCTTCTGCTGGCTTACGCAAGATTTCAGCCCTGGTGGCGGCGATCTTCACCCAGGCTTCGGGTGTAGGTCCGACCATGGCAGACACTGGCGCCCTGTTCAATTCGACGGCCGTTACCACGGCCGGCGGGCATGCTAACCTGCTGACAACCGCTTTGAGCGGAGCCCAGTGGGAAGTGGTTGGGACTGCCATTTATAACCAGCCGATGCTGGTAAAACAGGCAGCCGGCTATTATGGCACCGGCCCGATTATGGCCTTGAGCCCGCGCTACTGCCTGGTTCCTCGTCCGCTGCGCCTGACGGCACATAAGATTTTGTACCCTGAATGGGAAAACAATTCCAACATTCACAGTGACAACATGCAAAAGGGTGTTGTGGGTGATGTGCTGGTGGTTCCGGATTGGACGGACGTGAACGATTGGGCGGCCGTGGTTGATCCTCGGCTGTCTCCCAGCATCTTCGTGGGCGAGCGCTTTGGGATTGTTCCTCAAATCTTCATTGCGGGCGACGACCAGAGCCCGGCGGTTTTCATGAACGATGAAAGCCGGCTGAAGGTTCGGCATTTCCTGGCGGTGTGGGTGAACGATTTCCGCCCGCTGCATAAGGAAAACGTCTAATTTTTTTGGTGTTCTGCCTGGCAGCCGAAGGCTGTCCAGGCATTCACCTGGCATGGTTGGTGACAATTTGGCAAAAATGCCGGCAATTATTGAAACCAACCATTGTAATGGTGACAGCGAGCAAAGGACTGCAGTTAAATCTGTCACCTTCGTGATTTGGTGACCGGGCTGGCCAGCGGAGCTGGCCGGCCTGGCACCAGCAAAAAATAAAGAGAGGTTAATCATGGGTTACGTACATGACACAGCAATGGCGGCATGGACATCGCCGGCAGAAGTTACACCAACCGTGGGCACCTGGGCCATGGATGTAGCTTCGCATATCTGGACGCTGAACAAGTCGGCTGCGGCTGACACCAGCGTTTTAAAAGTTCCTTTGAAGCTGCCGACCAACGCAGTGGGGCTGAAAGGGGCTTACCTGAAGACCATTGATATTTATTGGGTCAATGGCACGGCCAACCTGACCGACATGAGCGTGGAAGTTTACCTGTCCACCCTGCCGGCGCAAGCCGGCACCCTGACCACGGCGCTGCAAACCACCACGTATGACAGCGGCCACACCACAGCAGCAATGCGCTACACCCAGGCGCAGCACAAAATGACCATTACCCTGACCACGCCGATCTGGATCAACAGCACCAGTGAAGTCTACGTGGAATTGACCTGCAATGCAGCCGCCACCAGTGCGGTGAAACTGCAAGGGGTGATGGCGAATTACACCTTCAGGCTGTAATCTGGTGCCAGGCTGGGGCCAGATCGGCTGACTGCAGCTGAGGCCTCTGTCACCAGATTGTATGTACTGTGGTCCCAGCGGTGGGGGTTTCTCACCGCTGGGATAAAAAATCTCTATATATGGGAGGTTTCGAATGGACAAAGTAAAAGAGCTTTTGCAGTCTCGCAAGTTCTGGGCCCTGGTGCTGGGGCTGCTGGCGATAATTGCCGGCTATTCTACGGGCAAGCTGGATGCCTGGCAAGCGATTCAAGCCGGGGTGGCAGCCCTGGCGGTCTACGGCACGGGAATCGCCCTGGTGGATGCGAGCGCCAACATTGGAGCGGGGATAAGCGGCAGCCAGGCAGCGCCGGCGCAGCCGGCGCAGTCAAATATTATAAATTCTCCACTGCCAGCGCCGGGCGGGGACGCCCGGCCTACGATGCCGGCAACGCCGGCGGAAAAGCTGAAAAATGGCTAATGACCTGGCGGAAGTGAAGCTGTGGCTGCAGGCCATGCTGATGGATACCGGCTCGAAGAGCTGGGACAGCGGAACGCTGGATAATTCGATTCGGCTGGCTTTGATTGATCTTAGCCAGGCGAATGGGGCGGCGCTGACGCTGAAGGATTTGGACAGTGCAGCCGCCACGACAGTGGCGGCGCTGGACAAGGGCATTTTGTTGATTGGGGCAGCGGCATACGCCCTGCACAGCAGGGCGGTGGACCTGGCCGAAAAGGCCGGGGCTGGGGCGCAGCCCCAGGTGGACCTGGCGGTTTTTGCTGCCAGCCAGGAGGCATTATTCAGGAATATGCTGGATAACCGGCGGAAAAAAGGCTTTCAGACCAGCAGCAGTGCGCCACAAAGCACCTGGGAATGGGATGAAGAAGATGCCGAGGAAAGCACTGCCAACCCCGATTGAAACCTATAGGAAAGGATTAAATCAATGGAACGAGAATGCAGGATCGTCAATACAATCATAGCGAACGCAGCAATTCTCAATATAAAGAGGTAAGACAACCCATTGGGGATCATAAGCCCCACAAATAGATGCAAAACAGGGACCCAGCTAGCTGGGCGAGCTACCAACTAAAGGCGAAAGCCATCTGGTGGGAATC